CTGATTTCATCAATGGAAGAACTCAGAACATTACGGAGATTTGACAGTGCCACATGTCCCTGAACTGCGCCATCAGCCCCTGCCTTTGTCACCAGGTTATAGCGTTTCTGCTCACTGATAAGCTCCCGGTAAGTTTTCCCTGACAGACGCATCCAGGTCAGAATTTTATTGGCCTCACCACCGAACAACGCATCTGCCATCCCGGCTGCCTGCTGCTCATTCTCCACCTGCAGTAAGCGATCAAACAAAAGTTCGACCTGCTCCTGGTTGTTTTTTCCGGCCATCACCCCGGCTTTCAGCCCCAGTTTACCGAATACCTCCTGAATGGCTCCTTTGTCCGTGGCACCATTATCATCGTCAAAAACCTTGTTCCGGTATTCCTCAAACAGATCACCAATGTTTTCGCCGTTTAACCCCATCTGACGGCCCAGTGAATCCCACGCCGCATAGGTTTCGTAATCCACCCCGTAACTCCGGGCTATCCCTGCCCGCTCTGCCGTTTCCGAATTCCGGTTCAGTACCGCGCTGGCACCTGCTGCCAGCGTCAGCCCGGAACCAACAGAGAGCCCGAGTCCGGTTTTAAGAAATGTCCCTGCCCGTCCTTTCCAGCGTTCCAGGCGCTCTGCCCGTTCAAGCTGGCGATTAAATCGCTCCTGCTCCGCTGCAGCATCATTGATTTTCCGTTTCAGCTTTTCATACTGCTTTCGCAGATCGGTAATATCCTGCCCTGCCAGTACGCCAGCCTGAATTTTTCGCTTCAGTACATCCTGCTGACGCGTCAGGCGTGCCACTTCCTGTGTCGCACCAGCCAGACCTCGCTTCAGCCCCTCTGTCGATTTTTTCCACGACGGGTCAATAGTGCCGCCGATCCGGATATTCGCTCTGAGGTTATCGCCCACCGTTGCCATAACACTGCTTCCTCTCTTCCGCCTCTGCCAGCATTATTGCCACAAAATCCTCATACGGCAGTGCCATCACATCTCCGGGTGACCACCCGAACCATACTCCGGCACGCCGTATCGCCATCAGGATGTTTTCTTCTTCCGCCGGACCGGCGGCAGCAAAAAAACATTAAACTGCCGCTCCAGGGCCAGGTAATCACACGCTTCCATGTTCATCATGTCTGCCGCGTCCATCCCGCACAGACCGGCAATCATATCCAGATCAGCCTCTGCTTCCGGTTTGGTACTCCGGCGATGCAACAGACGATCGCGGACGGTGGGCGCACGCATGGTGACGTGCGTGATCGTCTGTCCTGATGCGGTGACATACGGCACGGATAACACAATTTCCACGCAGCTGGCAGGAACACTGTTTTTTTCCGACATAAGCATCTCCTAAAAAAAGAAAAGGCGGCCTGAGCCGCCTGAATGGCAGATCCCCGGATTAAACCCGGATGATTTTTTTCAGATCCGACAGAACATTAACGCCGTTAATACGACGTACAAATTCCTCCGGAATAATGCAGATGGTTTCCAGGCCATCGACAGCCTGACGGTAATAACTCAGTGACATTTCCACTGTCACCGAAGCCTCTGCCTGTGATGTTGCCGGACGTGAATCCGGCGTGATACTGGTGATCATCCCCTGCAGGGTTTCCACCTGTCCGCTGGTCGCATTTCCCACCCGATAAGCCTGGCGCACAACAATCTCCGGCGAATAAAGCCCGGCCTGCAATCCCAGCAGCGTAAGCATGGCAACATCATAACCATAAATCTTAAACGAACAGGTCAGCGCTTCCATGCCGTCATCCACTGCCACCGGTGCATCCATTGCGCCGGTTTTGATATCCACTGTCGTGATATTAATGGCAGGCGGCGTGTATTCATGCGCACCCTGAAGGCGGATCCCGCCAGGAAGAAATAACGCCCATGCACGCAACAGTTTTTTTTCACCCGTAATCATACCGTCAGTTCCTCCAGCGCCAGTTTATTGTTAATCATTGCCCGCAGTGTCAGGCGCTCCAGTGGTGACTTCGGCCCAAAGTCATAATCGATATACAACTGCCCTGCCGCCAGGGTTTCTGCTGTATTCAGTTCATCATTCAGCCAGGCGCTGCCACCGTGGATCGCACCCAGATTTTTAAGCTGACGCATATAGGCATTAATGCTGCCAAGAATGTCGTCTGCCACATCCCGATCAAGCGGGCGATCGACATAAGGCAACATGGCCTCCTGGATACTGTCCTCAATCACATCTGCAGTGCGACGTACCGGTTCAAAGCGCCACTGACTGTGGGATGTGCACAGACGGTTACCCCAGTGTTTAAAACCGTCATGGCGAATAATGGTGGAGATATTTTCCATGTTCAGCAGGTTTGCCGTGCAGTTCTGCTCCCCGAGAATAAACGTATCCACCTGCTCCAGACCGGTGATATTCATCACGTCCTGGTTTGATTTGGACCACCACCACCCTTTTTCATAATCAATACGGGCACGCAGCCCGGCAGCACGAGCCGAATATGGACGAAATACCGTTTGCCCGCTGGCATCCGTCACTGACACGCGCGGACGCAGCAGCTCCACACGTCCGCCAAATGACGCGCGCCGCTGAACCACATCCTGCGGCGTTGCCATTGAGGGCGAGTCAATATAGGCCACAGCCCGCAACTTCGCGGCATACGTTTCCAGCGCCTTTGCCACGCCATCATCCTCACTGTAACCCGTGGCAATGAGGATGCGCGGTTGATAGCCTGTCACGCCCTTACTTTCTGTCAGCGCCTCCATGGCCTGAATCACCGCCGCACGCTGTTCGGCCTCTTTCGCCTTTGTTTTGCTTTCCGCACGCACCACAATCACCAGCGCACCGGTCTGGTCAAAAATATCACGCAGGGCCGGATATAATGTCCCGGCTGAGCCCAGTTTCCCGGCCTGAGTAATGGCCCCTGCCACCACCACCGGTGTATTGACCGGGAACGCCTCATCCTCCCCGCCGGATAACGTCAGGCTGAACGGCGACACCACATTATTTTCAGCGCTTCCTGCATTCAGGGTACTGACAGCCGCCGTCACAGGCGAATCCCCCAGCGCATTCACCACTTCAGTCACACGGTCCGCCGTGGCGTTAATCTGGCTGTGTTCGTCCGTCCCCAGCGTTATCGTCAGGGTTGTGCCTTTCAGCGATGCCGCTGTCTGCGCGTTTTGTTCCGTGGCAGCCACGGCAACAACCGAAATCTTATTACCGACCCGACCTTCCTGTTTCGCCGTGAAATCCAGCGCCGTTCCCAGCAGCCAGGAGCCGGCAGTGCCGGAAGCGCACACACCACCAGAGGCGTCCGGCGCTGTCCCCACCAGACCAATCACTGCCGTGGAGATGGTCTGCACGGCAACCGTGCCTGTCGTCAGTTCAATGGTTTCAACACCATGTAATCCGGACATACATTTCTCCCATAAAAAAACCGCCCTCAGGCGGTCAGATGATTAACTTCTTTTTCAGGTATTTTGTGGCTGCTCAGGCCAGCTAATATTGTTGTAAGTGGTCTTATCCGTAATAGCGCTGAAATCCATCGCCTGCAGCGATTTCGCGTAAATGCGGTACGCTTTCAGCTTCTCCCTGTCTTCGTCACTGATTAATCCCAGCAGCAGGTCTTTTTCCCATTCGCTGGTCATGATGCTGACCTGTTTTAACAAGGCATCGCGCTCATCTTCCGCTTTAAGTTTGTAGTCGAAAACAAATTCATCATTGCGGTAGAACCAGTATCCCGACGCCTCAATGCGACGATTAGCGGTAATATCCGGCAACTCAATCACACTTTTATTTTCCGGGCAGATTGAGGTGATGTCTTTTCCAACCCAGACCACTTCGCCAGTTTCAACATAAATAACTTTCAGAGTGTCTGGCTGAAATTTTTCCTGGGCTTCGTGCCATTCCTGACCATCATCGGAGAACAGCCACAATAAAAATTTATGCTGTCGCGCCAGCTGGTATTGCTCAATTGTTTTAGGGTTTTGTACCGTAAGATTTTTTAAGTGCATCATAATTACAAACTCGCCACATTCCGCCAGACGCCATTAATCAGAACCTGCACCGGACGGGCATTGGCCCAGTCCATACTTTCACCACCATCAAGACCGCTGATAAGGTGACCTGATGGTGCGTTCCCGCCACGCCCAATACCAATGGCACTGCCCAGACGCACATCCTGTACACCGCCTGTTTTGGTCTGATAGCGGGCATCAAAGTTTCCGTAGTTTGATGGAACCATCTGCCCGTTTACAGCGAACGTTATACTGTTATCCGTATTCCTCTGGCTGTAAAAATGCCAGCCGGAATCATCACCAAGCTCTGCAACTACAGGTCGGGATGAATTACCCCATAAATTAAACGTTGCGTTTTTCGTGGAGTTGTTGGCGCTGGATAACGTGAATTTTTTAGCATTTCCGGCCTGAATATTTTTTAACGCTATCGCCACACCATTCTGGAAACGAAATACATGCTGTCCATTCGCATAAACATCCAGAATGCCGTCGCCGTTTTGTTTTATACCTGTATCGTTATCCCCGAAAGCAATTGAGTTTCCGCCCAGCGCGTTCTGAACGCCGAT